ATGTTATTGGAAATAGTTCAATTAAAATACTTTGGAAGATTACCAGTATAACTAAATCTGGAAGTGGTATTAAGATTAGGAAGAAAGCATTGTATTCATTTGAAAAAGGCAGAAGTGTAACTGTTAAGGCTACTCATTTTATGAAAAAATCATCAATTCTAAGCGGAAATAAAATAGAAAAGTTTTATATTGAACAAGCGAAAAAGCAAATTGCAAGATTAACGGCATGAGTTGGATAGAAGATATACAGAATGATTTAATAATTACTACTGGTGATGGCAATGAATTTTTTCCACAATATTTAAATGCTTCACGTATTAGAGAATACAATACTTCTGAATTTGATTTTACAAATATTTCTGGTACACTTGTTAAAAGAAAACAGCCAAGAGGATTTAAATATAGTATTGAGATATACTTTAGGGGTGATGATCATTTAGTTGAAGCACAATCATTTCTTGATTCAGCAGATGATCCAAGGCCTTGGGTTATGTCGCATCCTTTTTATGGTCGGAAAACAGTTCAGCCGTTATCACTTACACAAGATAATACTCAATACAATCTTTCAAAATTTACTGGAACTGTAATAGAAACTATAACTGATGATAGCCCTAAAACGGTTATTGTTCCTCTTGATAAGATTACTGAAGATAAGGAAGCTCTAGATACAGTATTTGATGATTCATTTGTTACTGATGTAATTCCAGATACGGATGATATAAATTCTCTAAATGAAAACAATGACATATTTTTCAATACTGGATCTGAAATTATAAGTGAAACATCTGATTCAGAAGAATATTTTAATAAATTCAATTCTGCATCCGCCGCAATATTAGAAGCTACAGCAGAGCCATTGGCTGCCATTAATTCAATACAAACAGTAATTAATGCGCCTGCTCTATTCGTTGCATCTGTTGATCAAAGGGTTGACACATTCATTGAACAGATAACAATATTAGGAAGCTTTTTAGATACATTAATTACTGCTTCCAGTAAAAAAATATATGAAAATAATGTTGGAGTTGCAATGTCTGGATTAGCATTAGCAGCATCAAATCAGCAAGAGGGAGATTACGAAAATAGACCTCAAGTTGTTGCAGTTGTTGAAAAAATACTTGACGTTTATAATACTTTTATTGACAATTTAGATGTTCTTCAAACTGATAATGGTGGTGATGAAGAAAGTTATATTCCTGATGCTGAAAGCTTAATTGGTCTTAACGATCTTATAAACTTCACGGTATCAAATCTATTTAATATTGCACTTGGAACAAAACAAGAAAGAAGCATAATATTGGAAGATGATTCTGATGCTATAAACTTGACGCATAGATTCTATGAATTAGACGAAGCGGATGAACTGATTGATGAATTCATTGAAACTAATAATATTGGCCTTGATGAAATTCTTGATATTAAAAAGGGTCGAACAATTGTCTATTACATATGATCATAAAAATCAAAAATAAGAGATATGATTTTTTCAATACCGTTAATATTAATCTTAGATATGACAGTGTAGGAAGTACGTTTTCTTTTAACGCATATTTTAATCCTGATAATAAAGATCATAGAGAATTGTTTCATGTAGGTCACTATCATCCAATCACAATAGAACATATGGATGAATTATTAATTAGTGGAATATTTCTTTCGGAAACATTTAGGGATTCAGCAAAAAAATTATCTACACCTTTTGGTGGCTATTCACTACCAGGAGTATTAGAAGATTGCCAAATTCCAACTAGCATTTATCCTTTAGAATCTAATGGATTAAGCCTTCGTGAAATTGCACAAAAGCTTGTAAGACCATTTAAATTACAGATTGTTATTGATTCATCGGTTCGATCAAGAATGAATCAAGTGTATGATAAAACCACAGCGAATGAAACGCAAACAATCAGTTCATATCTATCTGAATTAGCATCTGAGAGAAATATTATATTATCACATACACCAAAAGGAGAACTTTTATTTACTCAAGCCAACACAACTAAAAAACCAATAATGGATTTTAATCTGCCTGAAGGCGGATCAATACCAGAAACAAAAATGCAATTGTCTTTTAATGGCCAAAGAATGCATAGTATTATTACAGTAGTAAAACAAGCGGATCTGGATGGTGGAAATGCTGGACAAAGTAGTGTAAAAAATCCATTTGTTCCCTTCACTTTTCGACCAAAGGTTATAGTTCAAAATTCAGGCGATGATAATAATACTTTAGAGGTTGCAAAAAATGCATTAGCTTCTGAATTAAAGAATGTAAAATTAACTGTAACTGTTGATAGATGGGATATTGACGGTAAAACAATAACACCTAATAATCTGATATCTGTAATTGCACCTGATCTTTATTTATACAGCAAGACAAATTGGTTTATTGAATCAGTTAATCTTTTGGGTGATAATAAAAAAGAAACAGCAGTATTAAATTGTGTGCTTCCAGAAGTTTTCAATGGCAAAACTCCAATATATATTTTTGAAGTATGAACATCGTAAAAGTCATATCAAGCGATATTAATAAGTCATTACAAAGGATTGTTAAATTCCTTCGTATGGGTCTTGATGATGTTCAAACTGCAAATCAATTATCTTCACCAGGAATTGATGCTGCACCTATACCTGATCAAATTGCTGCTTATAGTACAACGACATTAAAAGGAAAGCCAGTAATTATTGGTTATGTACAAGTTGATCAGGAAGCAGAACCAGGTGAAATAAATATATATTCACAAGATGCATCCAATGGTGCTGAGCTGAATTATATATTTTTAACTAAGGAAGGAACGATTGAAATCGGTGGTGATACTGATAATATGGTTAGGTTTTCAGAATTACAATCTGCATTTGATGAATTGAAGGAAGATTTTAATAACTTAGTGACCGCTTATAATGCTCATATACATATCACGACTGCAACGGTTGGTCCTAGTCCGACACCTGGTATTATTGCACCAACAGCTTCAACAGGAACGCCATCAGCAGCAGATATTTCAGGAGCAGAAATAGAAGAAATTTTAACAAGTTAATTTAAAACAATAAAACAATAATCATGAGCAATCAATTTAATCAAACATTCGGGCAGTACGGTGGAGAATTTGTATCAGATACAAATGCAAGAAATAATCAAAACTATGCTGCAATTAGATTTACTGAAGAATCAGTAATTAACACCATTGAAAATGTAAGTGGGATTGATGGAACTAGTTTTGGAACTGGAAGAAATGGCAAAACTGTTCCTGCTGGACATGAAATACTAGGTAAAATAACACAATTGACACTTACTAGTGGATCTTGTGATGTCTATAATGCAGATCCAGAAGCCTAATAATTTGGCTAGTGTGATATAAAATTATTACTTTTAACAAAAAAAAGAGTATATGTCGATAGTCACTTATGATTCAAGTGAAATTTGTATTAGGTCTAAAAAAACTCTTGCAGAGAAAATAAAGACTATTGATGCAATGATTACTGCGCTTGAGTCTACTGTTTTAAAAGCCGTTGGAACTGCAAATATTGATGAATATCAATTGAATGATGGCCAGACTATTATTAAAACCATATACAGAAATGCAACTGATGTAATTAACTCTATTACCGCACTGGAAGCTATACGCCAACGATACGTTAATCAGTTAAATGGCAGAATGATTAGATTAGTTGACAGTAAAAATTTTACAGGGAGGCGATTAAATGGCAGGAATTAAAGAACGTTTTAATAATATCTTTAGTAAGTTTCCAGTGAAAATATCATTTGGTGAAAAAGTAGTAAGTGCATCTGGTCATGGTGATCACTCAAATTTTGCACGGCAAAATATATGGGTTGTTCCTTATGATGGTGAAAAGAATCTTGGCGAAATTGGTCCAATAAAAGATTACCACATGGACTATCCTGCATTAAGGGCTAGATCATGGCAGTCTTATATTGAAAGTGAAATATCTCAAATAGTATTAAACAAATTTAATCTTTGAATTTCTTTTCGTCAATTGATGCCTTCAGTTTATCAAAGATATCTTTATTAACGCCGTCCAAAAACTTTTGATCTTCCTCTGATCCAACAAACATGTCAGCCCTATGAAGATTTATTTTTGAAATGTCAAGTGCCTCTCTTTTTCCTTTCTCACCAAAAATCAACATGAATGCTCCCATAGAAGAAACAACACCGTCAACTTTAAGTGTGATATCACCATGCTCTAGCATCTTGGCTATAATCCCCCATCCAGCAAAAACATCGCCGCCTGGTGTATTAAGTCTAATGGCAACTGGCTCATCTTTGTGTTCATCCATTTCAGCTATAAGTGTTTCAGCCGAAAAGTTGAAAATGCCGCCGTACAATAATATCTCTTTTGCCATTATTAGAGCAAATAAAACACAATTATTGTTTACTTAAAAATTTTGGGTAATAAAAAAATCGTATCTTTGGTAATCCGATAACGTAACAACCAAGAATGGCCAACACAAAACACTATGTAAAGATCACGGGAATAAGACCATCAATGAAAAAAAATCTAGACGCAATAGTTACCAGAAATGGCGGCACAATTTCTGGCCACCTAAGACCATATATAGCAAAATTTATAGAAGATAATAGTTAGTTTATTCCGATGGTGGTCTGCCTGGACCTGGTACAATATTTGGATCAGGTTCGATTTTAAGTTTTCTAGATTCTTCCAACTCCTTTGAATATTGATCCATATTCGATGCGCTATCCCCCATCCCTAATTCTTCTGTAACTTCCTCAACTGTAGCAAAAGGTATGTTTTCACCTGATTTTCCAAGTTTTAATCTAGCTGCTGCAACTTCTTTCAATGGATCTATGTGTGGTATATTTGCACCAGTGAATCTTGCTCTTTGATATGCTTGGCTAATAATACTTTCTTTAATTGTATAGCCAGGTGCAGTAACTCTATTTTGTAATACTTGGATGCTTAACCAAAAATCATAAATAGGCTGATAGAAATCCTGTTGGAATTCTTTTCTTTTTGTCTTAATGGTATGTTCCCAATCTTTTAATGCTGCTCTACTAGCTGAAAAATTACTGTCATATTTCCCCATTGCTACTTCTGGTGGAATCCCAATCGCAGCACAAAGAACATCTATATTTACATTATAAAATTCTTTAAAATAAAGCTCGTTTTTGCTTTCTAATGCTTCAAGCTTTGAATCAATTGGCATATTAAATACTTCCTTATTGGTTGTAGCTGCAACCGTATTTGCCAATTCATCCCCTTGTATATCTTTTGGAATATCATCTGAAGTTGAATCTGAATCATGTGCTTTTGCAAGTATGCCTTGAAGTGGATTTTCACCAGTTGAGTTTATTCCGTGAACGATTTGATAAACTATTTTTGCCCTTTCCTCTGCACTTCCAACAGTGGCTTCTTTATATCGCTCCATTTTTTTAAGCGTTTCTAAAATAGTTCCTATCAATGGCATTCCTCTAGAGCTATCAATTCTGTATTCTTTTCCAACTACCATAAAGGCCATCTTAACCCCAGTCGTTGACCTTGCTTTTATTCTCTTACATTTTGTGTTTCTTGTTTTTACCC